ATTAAATGCAATAATTAACGCTGTGATCGTACCTATTACAACCCCTATGACTTCCAGCATAGTAGCGTTTGCTTGAATCCACTGCGGTAGTTTCATTAGATTGTCGATTATTGCTTGAATTTGTGGCATTATTCCTGCAAGCATCGTGCCTATATTCCCAAGCACTGACGCTTTTAAGCTGTCCACGGTATCTCCGAAATTATCTAGCCCCGCGACGGCTTCATTTGACATAACTGCGCCGTTCTTTTTGGCTTCATCAGATAATCGGTTAAGTTCGTCCCCACCCGCTTTGACAAGTGGATTCATCTCCATAGCAGATTTTCCAAATATCTGCATTGATAAAGCGTCACGTTCGGTTTCGTTTCCTACTTTTCCAAGAGCGGTAAACGATTCACCCATAATATCTTTTGCATCTTTTAGCTGTCCGTTGCTATCTACCACAGATATTCCAAGTTTTTTAAATGCGTCTGCTTGTGTGCCTGTGCCATCCTTTGCTGCAAACATCGACTTGGTTAGTTTAGATTGCGCGCCTGTTATAGTGTCGAGATCAACACCTAAACTCTTTCCGGCATATTGTAATTCTTGCAAGCGTTCAGCACTTAATCCTGTCACATCTGCTTGCCTTTGCAGTTCATCCGCATTGTTTACAGCTGCAACACCCATTCCGACAAATGTTGCTCCAACAGCTAAAGCCGCAGCACCTGCCGCCTTCGCAATATTTTTTAAGTTTCCAACTGCTTCATCTTTCGACAAGACTGCATTTGACTTTAATGCTTGCTTTTCAAGGTTGCCTAGCTGCGATTCAGTCTTAATCACTTCACGCTGCAATGCACGATACTTTTCTTCTCCAACATCGCCGGGCTTCGTCTGCTCTAATGCAGTTTTCAACGCTCCAAGTTTGTCCTTTGTGTTGGTAATTTCATTTGCTAGCAACGTCTGTTTCTGATTTAATAGATCAGTGTTTGTTGGATCAAATTTAAGCTGTTTATTGACTTCTTTTAATTCCATTTGCGTATTTGTAATATTTTTATTTGTATCTTTTAAAGCACTGTTTAGTGGAGTGGTATCTCCGCCTATTTCAATGGTAATTCCTTTTATATTATTTCCTGCCATACGCTTCTCCTTTCCTTAAAAATAAAGGTGGCTGAAATTAATCAACCACCTTTGTTAAAATACTTTCGTAGTGCGTTCCTGTCCGGTTCCGTCTGATCTGCCATCCAGCATTTTTCAAGGTAGTCCCGGCCCTGTTCCGTCTGCTGACAGTTATAGATCACCGCATCCCTTAACAGCATCCAAAATTCAAATACATTTAGGTTTTCTAAGCGGTCAAAACTGTATCCGGTGTATTCCGATACTGTTTTTTCTTCCAGCATGTTCACTTCATAATGTCCCTTACTGTTCCCAGTGGGAGCGTAAGGGATTTTTAGTTTGGGTCATTTTTTGCTTTAGCCATCCAGCCGAAATATTCCGTCATAATGTCCTGTAGTTGGTCATAGTTAAGGTCATCAATGTATTCGATTGGCACCTTATACCCTGACTTGTTTTTGCTGAGCATCTTCCGCACGGACTCGGCCAGTTCGTTCATTGCATCTTCATTTGCTGCTTTGCTGACGGCCATCAGGCTTTTAAGTGCCTTTATTTTCGGCGGCTCAACTTCAAGTTCGATGCTATGAGCCTTATCATCTTCATCTGTTGCTATCAGCTTGATTCCAAAATATCGCTTTGAAACGGTAGAAATATCAAACATTTATTTCACCTTACGCTTTCGCCGTCACGGTTGCTTTACCGGCCTTCTTAACCTCGCCGACACTGCCAACCTCAACGATTACAATTTCATTTCCTGTTGTTGCTGTGATTTCAGCGGAACCAGTCCATGCGGTATAATCCGCTGTGGGATCATTCAAAGCAGGAAGCGCAACCGTGGCCGCTGTCTTGTACTTATAGCTGTTTCCGCTGGTCAGGGCAGGGGATACAGAAATAGCGGTTTTCCCGGAAGTTGTTCCAGCTGCCGATGTGACTGTCAAAACCCCCAGCGTTTCAGTTGTCGGGTCTGTTTCTTCCAGCAGAACCAGCGTACCTTCGCTGTCGTTCGGTTCTGCGGTAATTTCAGGTTCAACGGTTGTTGCATCGTCCGGAGCGTAGGCAAGGGACATACCCCCGGTATTCGTTCCTACGATAGTAATTCGCAGATCACCCAGCAGTTTATCAGGATGTACGAAACGGAAAAGATGCTTTTTCCCATCGTCATTCTCAACGCCGCCGATTTTAATTGTGCGCTTGCCGTTTCCCTCGGTGATACGGCAAGTAGAGCAAAGGGAATTTAGCTTTCCATAGGCCCATGAAATCAGGCCAAATTTGAATGTGGCTTCCTCTTCGGTCAGTTTTGAACGTTTTACCTTTCCCATATCATCGGAAAAAGTCTTGAATGTTGGCTTATAGGTCAGTGTGGCGCCCTTTTGAATGTAGCCAAGCCTGTTAGCTTCGGTTTCAATTAGTGCGTTTTCCGGAATTTCTCCCAAAAATACAGATTCATAAATGTATCCGGAACCCACCGGAATATTTACTTTTTCAGTTGTATCAGGCATTGTTTATACCTCTCTTTCGATTAAATCAAAATCGTATGTGGTCATGAAGCATTCTTCATCCTTCAGCCACGTTTTGTTTTTGATGTACTTAATTGCCCGCGCATCAAAAAGCGTTTCCAGCTTTTCATTGCCTTCGCTCGTGGAAGAATACCGCTCCACGGTCAATGAATGATTCTTTGATAAATTAACCATGTCAGCGCCGCCACGCTCCACCGTATCTAGGAACACAATAAACGGAAGCGGCGTTTCATCGGTAAACGCAGTGTCGGCAACGGGTTCCCCTGTTGTTTGCAGCCATGATTTAATGTCCGTTTTCGATTACCTCCCTGACACGCTGCTCAAAATCAGCGTTGGCTTTAACTTCATTTTTTTTGATATGGGGGAAAGCACTTGTTTTTCCTTTCCCTATTGTTCGCCCCCCTCTTCGGAGCGCGTGACCATTTTCAAGCAAGTGTGTAAGCCTGTATTCCTTATTGTGAATAACGGTGTGCTTTTCAGTAGGAGTGTTAAGCGTAACCGTAACGTTCCACCCTTTTTCATACCTCCCGGTCACACCTACCGGGCTGTCATTAGTAAGATTTTCTTCGCATTCCTTTGCGGTGATGTCTTCGGCTTTTTTAATTCCAGCCGTTACATCGTCCGTATATTCTTGCAAATTTTTCATGATTTCTGCTGCAAGATCGTCAACACTGGTCACGTTACCGCCCCGATCCATAGCAGAGTAAGTACAGTTATGGGCGGGTTTGTGTCGTTGAGGTGCTGTGCCGCATCAATCTTGTACTTGATTTTGTCAATGATGGCTGCGTCCTTTGTGGTGACGGAACGCATTTGCGGAATCTGGATTAAACGGTTTACTTCGCTCGATGCTGTCCGCGCAGCGTATAAGCGCTTCATGCCTACTGTGCGTTCTCCAAAATTTAGCGTCATTTTTTTGCCTACAAGCTGGTTCCCTTTTACTTCGTATATGTCGCATTGCCCATCTCCGAATGTCAGAAACTCCGTAGGCGTGTTAATTTTCATTCCACCGCCTGCACTTTCGCCGTCACAGTTGCTTTACCGGCATTTTTTACTGCGCCGGTGCCATCAACCTCAACAATAAGAATTTCATTTCCGGTTGTGGCTGCAATTTCGGAAGCCCCGTCCCATGCCGTATAGTCCGCTGTGGGATCGTCCGATTCAGGGAATGCAACCGTTTCCGCTGTCTTGTACTTATAGCTGTTACCGTTGGTCATGGCGGGGGATACGGTGATTACGGTTTGCCCTGCTTCGGTGCCTGCAAGCGATATTACGGTTAATGTACAAACGCTATAAAATTGGCTACTGAAATTCAATTCCAAAAGCTCACTTCTGAAATTAGATTCAAATACTTCAAGCGCCTGCGAATTTGCGTACCGGCAATAATCAAGCAGCAGGGTTCGCGGCAAGTCCTCTTTTTCAAAATCAAGAGAAGCGCCCGCAATATCTTGCAAGCGCTTCATACCCCGATTTATGTAGCCGGTTATTTTTTTATCTGTTTTTTCATCCTGCCAAGTGATATTAAGATAGTCCCTAACATCACCCAGCAGTGCGGTCATGTCCGGCATTTATGTCACCTCAATTAGGCTGTCTGTTCTTTGGTCTTTACAACATTGGTAACAGCCACTTCAAGGTTTGCGGCGGTCAGCCCGGAAATGTCAGCCAGTACAAAGGCATTGTTATCAAGCGGCATACCGTTTCCGTAAAGCTTCGTGATATATACGCGTTCATCGTCTAAGAACCTGACTTCATCGGAATATTCAATTTTTCCACCAGAGCCGCCTACGCCAACACCCATGAAGTAGCGGGAAGCCAGTCCAAAGATTGCCTTCCCAGCATCTACAAATGCAGACTGTACAACCTTTGTCGGGTACGGGAACACGTTGTACGCATAAGTTCCCTGCGGGGTCATCACAGTTGTTGCAGGCATGATTTTTGTGAAATAGTCCGCAGGATTAACCACCAAAAGAATTTCAGGAACCGCGCGAAATCTTCCGTTCGGGCCGGTTGCCAGTGTTTTTGCAATGCCGCCATAGGTCACGGGCTTTAAATCCGTAATAACTATTGCGGCCTTTTGCGGATATACCCCCCCAGTAACGGTTACATCGTCCGCAACATTTCTGTCCATTCCGATGGGTTCATTGTTTCCGGTTCCGGCCACAATACCTTTTTCAAGTCCGCCCGCGTTTGCTTCTGCAAGCACCGCGCGAATGTAAGCATCAACCCACGCAGGGCCAGCGGAAAGCATGTCTTTTGAAATTGGAATAAACGCTGTCAGTTTATTGGTGGTAAGGTCTACCTTCCCGATTGCGCCTTCCAGTTCTTTGCTGATTGCCGTACCGAGTGCGCCCCATACAGCCAGCTGTACGCCTTTTTTGTTGACAACGAATTTTGTCAAGGTGGAAGTGTTCTGAAAATTAATTTCAGATAAGAGCGGGAAATTCAGTTTGATGTCATCAATGACAGAATCAATTACCGTCTGCGGGAAAGCATTTTCCACTCCGGTAAAAGCTGCTTTAATATCTCCGGTCTGTACGGCCTTAATGACCGCGCCGTAGAATTTGGTTTCTACTTCGGTCAGCTGCCGAATCCCGCGCTTTGTAAGGATTTCCGCATTCTGTGTCGGCTTGTAGGTTTCAAAATCCGCTAATACGTCCTGCTGAATCCCATCTGCAAATTCGGTCAGCGCGTCGGTGATAGCGTCGGGGCTTTCGCTCTTCAAAGCAGTTGCAAACTTTTCTTTAAGCGCTGCCTTGATTACATCTTTAGAAATTTTCATTTTCAATCCTCCGTTTTAAATGCCGCTCGAATCATTTCGGATACGGTTTTTGTTTTTGCTTCATTTGGTTTCAGCGGCTCCCCGCCGTAGGATTTTGTAACGCCTGCATCTGTTTGAGACGGAACAGCTACGAAAGAAACTTCGTAGGCATCCGCAGGGTTTACCAGCTTTTTGTAACATATCTGCCCGTCATAGTCCACCCCGTTGTAATGCGCGCAGCTGGTAACGCGATTATCTACTCCACAAATTGAGCAAATGACAGACTTTACGGCGCATCCTACACTCACTTCTTTTTTGATTCCGGCTTCAATTTCAGCAATAAAATCTTTATTGCTTTCTGTATTGGCCATGTAGCAATGTGCAATTAATTGTGAGTAAGGCTCCCCAGTTTTTGTGGTTCCATTTCCCGTAACTACTTCCGTTTTATAAATGCGTGCCTTTTGATTTTCCGCTTTGGGGTTGTGATCCTGCATAACAGTTTTACCGTTCAGCAGCGTTGCCAATGTTTGCAATGACTTTTCCGGGAATACTTCAAAGTCACGGTCAATTTCATTTCCACAAACCACAATTTTGAACGTAAAAACATCACTTGCAGACAATTCTTTCATGGAATTTTCATTAATCAGCGCAAGTTCATTTGCATCAATTTCCAGTTTCGCTACGGACGCAGCCTTTAATATTTCATTCAATGTTCTTTTCACCCCCTTCACAGGCTGATCTTGCGGCTGCTCTACTGCCGCGATGTCAGAATAATTTTTAGTCATCCAATGTTTTTTGCTCCACCAGGTATTAAGCGCCATATCTCCAAGCTTTTCACGAAGTTCATCAATACTGTACATTCCGTCCGAAATGAGTTTATCCGCTTTATCAGCAATAGAAAATATGTCAACATGTTTAATACATGTGGTGTCAATTCTTAAAAATGATCCAGATAGAAACGCCGCTTTTCCGTATCGCTTACGGTTAATTTCTGTTTGAATCATGTCTACCAGCGTATCAATGCAGAACGTTAGAAGGTTGTCTGTCACATTTTCAACATCCGCTATATCCCCTTGCAAAAGCGCCGGGGGAATTCGGAATGCCTGCGCAACGCGTGCCATTGCTTCCTTTGTGATGCTTGCAATATCTACAATTTCACTGGAAGTTTTTTTGCTTCCTTCTCCGGTAATTTCTTGATAATCTATTCCTTCCATCAAAGGTACAACCGCATTTTCATTTTCAAAATACGATTTAAACCGCTTTCCGAAAATATCCTTCATCTGCTCTTGATAATCTTTTCTTCCAGAAAAAGTTTTTCCGATTTTTGCAATACCTTTGCGTCCACCGCTGCGTTTGTACTTTCCGATGGCCATATCCAGCAGTTCAGAGTATCCGTTCATGAGGTTTGACAGCAGCGCGCGAATGTCCTTATTCCCGTACTTGAAATAAAGAACATCATTCATACTGAATGTTTCTCCAAATGTTAATGTGCCGCGCGAAACATTTGTAAAAGTATTTGGGTACAGTGCATATTCGTTTTGCGTAAAATCGTCTGCAATGACCAGCTTTCCGGCAACGATCACAATAAGGCATTCGTTATGATATAGTAATTTTGATATGAATTCTTGAATAAATTCGCTGCTGTTTTGGTTGTTGTTTGGCTCCACATTCCAAATATAATATTCATCGCCTTTGATCTCCTTATTTTTGGAATAGGTTTTAAACTCACATTTTGAAACAGCCCCGGCAATCATATTGATGGCCATCTGGATTGAAAAATCTTCAATCGCTAATTTGTATTTTTGGGATTCAAGCTTTTGCGTCATGTAAACGGTATCCTTGTCACCAAATATGTTCCGCATGATTTCAAAGAATTTCAACTAATCACTTCCTTTTTAGTAAGAATAAACCTCAAAGTTTCCTAAGAAATTGTCATAGATTTCCGTCTCTCCGCAATCCTCCAGATTTTCGCTGGAACAAACCGCAATTTCAAATGCTTTAAATCCATCCGTTTTACGGGATTTTTCTTCTTTTTTCCCGTAATATTGATTTCCGCTCTCATCAATAATGCAGGTATTATTCGTATACCAGTTCATCAGCGGATTTTCACCCCATAGAACCGCCTGATTATTAAATGCACTGGTTACAACTGGAACGTATCGCATTTCTGTGACACGTTTCATAAGTAATACATTGTTTGTGCCGCCTTTGTCGGTGTCAAATCCCACTTCTTTAAGCGCCTTTGTAAGTAAGGTAAAACGGAAATTATCAATTCCCAACGTGGTAATATTGTATATCTGCCCCTGCTTTTGCAACCATTCAGCGGGCATACTCGGCGGTATTTCGGGGCCGTCCACAAAGTCAAGCAATCCTGATTCTTCCCACTCATGGAGCGGGGCTTTTATTCTCGGCAAGTCCAGAGATTTTTTGCATACCCACGTATGAGTAATCCAGCAATATTTCCCCTTGTATATGAACAGCAGGCCCGCAGCAACAAAGTCTGTTGTCTTGGCGTAGTCGATTGCACCCACACAGTCGCATCCCGTCAAATCGGGCATCGGCTTGTTTGCTGCAAGGATATTGATCCAATCTGTTACATCCCGATCCTCAAATGTCGGCGGGATATTCATTCTTTTTGAGACAAAAGAAGATGATCCTGACGGATTTTGTTTGTATTTTCCGTATTCTCGCTTTAATTGCCGCTGTAGTTCGGGAAAATAAAGTAATGACGGATTTGCTTTTGGCCACATTTCCGGCTTGTCGATTTCCTCTTTGCTGTCCAGTCTACAGATAAACGGAAGCATCCCGTTATCTCCCTGATGACCGTAAAGAATCTGTTCAGCCTGTGCCTTCAGGTCATCCAGCGGCCCGCCCCTGACATTTCCATCGGTTGTAATAATGGTCTGTCGTGGCATCGCCTTTTTTCCCAGTCCAGTTGTGGCAACGTCGACCATCTTATC